CATGCGCCGGCAGCAGATGGGACGCGACCATGCTGCAAGAATGGCAAGACGCGGGAAAAGGTGGAACTGGTAATGCCGATCGAACGTACATACGCCTGCCCGGACTGTGGCGGGCAATTCCGTTTCTTGCATATGACGAGGCAGGAGCCGCCGCCGGATAACTGCGAGCTTTGCGGCGCAGATATGACTGGGGAAGAGCCACAGCTTCCGCGGGTTAATATCGGAGGGAGTGCCATCGCTAAAAGCGTGGATCAAGTTTACAAGCATCACGAGGCTTCTACGGGCCATACGGATATGAAGGATAGTCTGAGAGAAGGCGACGCGGCTGCTGTCTCTCGTATGCCGAATAACGATGTGACTCGCTTCGCGTCCGACACAGGGCACAACTTCTGGCAAGGCAATGTCGGAGGGATGTCTACTGAACAGCTAAAAGCGGACGCGCGGCCAGGGGCTAAGATTCAGCGCGGCGTGTTGGAAAAGATGCAAACTCGGCATATGGGAATTATGTAATGAGGCTTCCGGAAAATAAGAGTCAACTTCTGAAGAAGGTTATTCAGCTGATTGACGATTGCAGGGTGTCAATGGGGGACCGTGCAAACCTTTGCTCGACTCTCCGGCAGTGGAAATACACCGGGAGTCCGGAAGGTGATACGGCAATCTACAACCGGCTGGAATCGCATATCGACCGGATGAGTTCGTATCTTTATTCTCCGCTTGACCTCCGATTCCTCATGGAATTTGAGAATGAGTACCCGGAAGATATTTTGAAGATGTCGGAAGCTGGGTCGAGGTATCTGACGAAGAGCCTGGAACGGAACGACATTGATATGATGTTCGGGGACGGGCTGGATGAGGCTTTGACGAACGGCTCTTCCATCATGAAGCTGATGTGGGGTCATGACGGGCTGAAAGCCAAGATCATTCCGCAGTTCAACTTCGGGGTCTACAAAGAAGACCTGAATGACCTCGATCAGCAAGAAGCCCTGCTTGAAACCTCCTACATCACGATCCACGAACTGTGGCGCCGGATTAGCCACCTTCCTGACGCAGCCGATATCTACAAACGCGCGAAAGCCCATGCCAAGTCTTCTACTGACGTATCGGAAGCCAGCTACTTCCACTCCGTCGTGCTGGCCGGCTCCGGCCCGTCCGTAGACACTACAAACGGCACGACGCCGAATAGCGTCGGCGGCACAGTCGCTATCGACGTGAACTCGGTCGGGCCAATCCTTTCGCCTGAAACCCGGATGAATCTCATCACCTTCCACGAACTCACTGTTGTGGACGATGCAACGGGAGACTACACTACAATCCAATTTGTCGAGCCTGACATCATCATCACGCCGCGCCTGAAAAAGCACAACCTCTTCCTCAAAGGCGAGCATCCGTATATTATGATTCAGCCGAACGCTGTATCGAATTACGCTTGGGGCCGTAGTGAGATGGCGCCGATGCTGAAGCTTCAAGCCTTGCTCCGTGATCGTATGGAGGACATCAAGAAGCTGATGGGCCTTCAATACGATAGGCTCCTCGCGTTCATCGGCTTCGACGGCATGAACGATGATATGTATGATGCGTTTAAGGAGGCTGGGTTTATCTCGCAGTCTTCTCCTGGTGCGAAGGTGGAAGACTTGACACCGAAGCTGCCGGATGCGGCGTTTCAAGACGTGAATGAGATTTTGCGTTTTATGGACGACGTGAGCGGGTTTCAGAATATTCTTTCCGGCCAGGGTGAGCAGGGTGTAAGAAGCGGAAGCCATGCGCAGACACTGATGAAGACTGCATCCCCGCGTATGCGTGATCGTGCAACGCTCGTTGAACGGCAGTGCGCCAATATGGGGAATAAGGCGTTTGAGCTGCTACGTACGAAGGAAGCGCGGACCCTCTGGTACGACACCGGCGAAGATGAGAAGAAAGAGTTCTTACTCACCTCCATCCCTGACGACTACCGCGTGATCGTTGACTCGCATTCTTCGTCTCCAATCTACGAGCAGGACCATCAGCAGCTTGCCCTCGTCCTGCTGAAAGCAGGGATTATTGAAGGCGACTCTGCGATGGACTTGATTCAGTCTTTGCCGATGCGGGACTTGTTGAAGTCGCGTTATAAGATCATGCAACAGAAAAAAGCTCAGATGATTAAAGAACATCCAGAACTGTTGACTAAAGGGAAGACCGGGCGTAAGTAGACAGTGCGGGTGTGATCCTGCATGAGTGTGGCTCCTCGGCTGTCAAACTTGAGGGGGGATCGGTTGGTCCCCCCTTCTTTTTTGAGGCTTATTGTAGAAGGCCCTCCCGACGGCCATAGTGCCATCACTCCGGGGCGTTTATTGCGGGTGCGGTAAAACGAGGAACCCCCGAGTCCGAGTTGACACGGCCTGTCAACGCGACACATGAAGGGATTCTTCATCATGGCTCGTCGGATGCACAAGCGCGGTAAGCGCAAGTAATGGCTGAACTGCCCCCGATGCCTGGGATGGCTCCTGCTGGTGCAGGAACTGCGCCGGGTCAGCCGCCTTTTGGTTCCTCCCCGGTCCAGATGCCAACGCCTGATCGTGGTAATCAGGCTGCGGCTATGGCCCAGTTGTCTTGGGCAGTGAAAATCCTAGAGGGGGCTCTGCCCCTTCTAGGAGCCACTTCTGAACCTGGGCAAGCGGTGATGACGGCCCTGAAGGCTTTGTCGAAACATATTTCTCCTGGGGCGTTTAGCCCCGGTGCTGAGCGCTCCGTCTTGGAAAAGATGATGATGCAGGCGAAGCAAGAGAATCCGATGCAACAAGTTCTTGGCGCTATGGGGCAAGGTGGGGCTCCGACGCCTGGAGGCGCTCCCGGTGGCGCTCCTCCTCCCTCTCCCCCACCGACAGGAGCTTAACATGGCGACTAATATCTGGCAGGACAACACGAAGACCGTTCCCAAGTCTTCGACTGAAATTCTTCGCGTCGATATGCACCACTCGGAAATCGGCGCTCGCGCTTCGCATCTCCCGAAGGGCGCCGGCAAGAACACCAACTCGATCAAGCACGTTAAGTAAATGGCTCTGATCGAAGTCGATGAGGACGAGATCCGGACGGCTTCTGCTGCGAAGGCGTTGCTGGACAAGTTCTCTACTGACCCCCGTACGCGCTCTAAGCTGCTGGGTTTGGTGAAAGATCTCAATCCGAATGCCGTCATTCCTGAGTTGGATCAGCCCGCTGAAATGCGGAAAGAACTGACCGGGGCGACTTCCGCTTTGGAAGAAAAGCTGGCGAAGCTTGAGAAAGAACTCGAAACTCGCGACAAAAGGGCCGAAGTTCACGGCTTGCTCGAACGCGAACGGAACAAGCTGCGTAAAGCAGGTTGGGACGACGAGGGTATTGAGACGATTGAAAAGACCATGCAGGAACGCGGTTTCGTGGATTACGAAGCTGCTGCCGCGCTCGTTGAGAAGTCTCAGCGGAAAGCGGAGCCTGTTGGTCTTGAAGCTTACTCCGTCGATAAGGGCTGGAATCTTACAGCCCCGGCCGAAGGAGAAGGAGACCAATCCGCTTGGTTCAAAGGTCCGGGTTCGTGGAAGCAGGCTTCCAATTCCGAAATCCGGAAGTTCTTTGACGAAAAGCGGGGCCGGTAGAGACTATGGAGTAAGTATGGTTCGCTATATTTACTCCAAAGTTTCTTTTCATTGCAACATCGGAGGCGATCCTGTGGGTCGCTTAAAAGTGATTTAACAGGAGATACGGATGCCGATTCCCAATCAGGGCATTACTCCGGGCGGCGCAATTTANAACGAATTGTCTNCGCTNACCCGCCGCGCGTTTATGCCTCGCGTTACTGTCCAGCTGTACTACGCTTCCCCCACCATGATGACGCTGCTCGGCAACGCGCAGAAGTTTGCCGGCGGTGTGAACCAGATCACCGTTCCGGTGCAGGGTTCCAGCATGGTGCAGGGCGCCTGGACCAGTTACTCGGGTACGTTCAACAAGCCGCAGGTTATTCCGGGTGTGCAGAACGCACAGTTCTCGGGCAGCTACTTTGTTGTCCCGGTTCCGCTGGTGCTTGGTGAAGCCTTGCTGCAGTCCACTGAAGCGGTTGTCCCCATTCTCGACGTTCGCATGAACGACGTGTATGCTGTGACGAACCAGCAGATGGGTTCGGCGTTGTTCACCAACAACTCGGCCAACCCGCTGATGCCGTCGGGCTTCGTTGAAGCCTGCGACAACGGCACGAACGTCTCGAGTTACGGCGGCATTTCGCGCAGCGCGAACAGCTTCTGGCAGGGTCAATACTACCCGTCCGCCGGTGCGGTTCTTACTCGCGCCAACATGGCTCAGTATTTGATCCAGATCACTGACAACGCCGGCGGTGAAGCCCCGGATTTCGTCGTGATGAGCCCCTCGGACTATGCCACCCTGAACAGCACCTTCATCGGTGTTGAGCAGTACAACATGCCGCCGGGCAATGCCTACACGATGGACTCGGTTGTGCGGTCGAGCTTCCCGAACCTCGTGATCTCGGGCGTTCCGTTCTACATGGATCACTGGTGCCCGAAAGGTACGATGTACTTCATCAACTCGAAGTACACTGCGATGTACCTGTCTGAAGACGCGCCGTTCGCGTTCTCCGGCTTCTACAGCGCCATTCCCCTGATGCAGATCGCCCAGATCGGCGTGATGATCGTTGGCTACAACGTGATCTGCACCAAACCCGGAGCTAACGCCGTTGTAACCGGCATTACTGGAGGTGCTTTCTAATGAGCATTATCTCTATTGGCGGTGCGGGTATTCCGCTTCCGTATCCTCAAAATACTGTCAGCTACATCCCGAACGGCGGCACGAACAAAATCGCGCTTCCGGCCGGTGGCACGACGCTGATTCCTTCGGGCACCTTTTGGGTTGCTCCTGGTCCTTACACCTTTATTCAGGTGCTGGATCCGGTCACTACTCTGTGGTTGACTGTTTCCACGACCAGTGGCAATGAAGGTATGTATATCAACTCGGACGGCACGAACTATCGTCTTGCCAACCTCACCGGGTGCCCTGTCGGCGCGATCGTCACCAACGTCGGCTCAGGCTACACGTCCGCTCCGACCGTGACTCCGAGCGCCGGCGGTTCGACTTGGACTGCCATCGTTGGTGGCGCCGTGTCGCAGACCGTGACTATCGGCACCGCTGGTTCCAACTACACCTATCCGCCGATCGTGCAGTTCTCTGCGCCGCCGGCTGGTGGTGTTCCGGCTACCGGCTATGCCACTCTGTCTTCGGGTGCGGTTTCGTCCATCACGGTTGTTGATCAGGGCGCGGGTTACACTTCCGCTCCGACCATCTTCCTGACGACCAATCCGCTCGATCCGAACTTGACCAGTTCCACGGTGACGATCACGCCGGCAAAGGCGACTGCCNCTTTGACCGGCTCGGGCACTGTGACCGCAGTGCTTTGCACCAATCCGGGCGTTCCGCAGACTTCGCTGATCACGCTGACCTTCACCAGCGCCAGCGGTTCCAACGCGGCGGCTACCGTTATCGGTTGCTTCACCACGACCGCAGCGGCTACCACCGGCACGGCCGGCAGCACGTACTTGAACGTGGCCTACAAAGGCACCGCTCTTGGCGGCAACAACACCTCGACAGCCGGTGCTGTGAAGAACCCGAGCATTGGTCCGGGCATCTTCCAGATTCGTGAAGCGAACTTTGGTTATGTCACCGGCTCCGGTGGTTCCATCGCCAACGCGACCTTCCCGATCATCGACGGCGGCATTTATCAGAACGTGTCTGCTACCAGCACGCTGATTGGTCCGCCGACTACGACTCCGACTACCCCTGTGACGTTCACCACCACTTTTGGCGGCGTTGCGGACGTGAGCTTCATCACTCCGCTCTAATGTTAGGAGCCTCTGCACATGGCGTTGACCAACTACATAACGCAAGTGCAGAGGCTTCTGCATGACTCTACGGGCGATCTTTACGCCCCGCAGGATGTAATAGCGTATATAAATCAGGCCCGTACTCGGATTTGCGCCGAGGGGGCCTGTATTCGCTCTATCGTAACGCTTTCTACTCAAGCGTCTACGCAGACCTACAACCTCAGTTCCATCTCTGTCGCCGGCATCACCGGCGCAAGCTACGTCTTGCTCATCCGGAAAGCGGCTGTTACTTCCGCTACTGCTCCAACAAGACTGGACGGTCGGCCCTGGGACTGGTTCTTCAACTACTGCATCTGCTCTCCTTCGTCGGGAACACCGACGACCTGGGCACAGCTAACGCAAGGTCAAGCGGGCCAATTCTATCTCTGGCCCACCCCCACTACGGTGCAAACTCTCACCCTCGACGCAGTTATCATAGCGATAGACCTTATCGACGATTCAACTGTTGAGGCAATCCCTTACCCCTGGACTGAAGCGGTGCAATACTACGCCAGCTACTTGGCGTACATGAACGCGCAGAGAAATTCTGACGCCGACCGCATGTACCAGCTCTACACACAACGGATGCAATTCGCTCGCGATGTCAGCACGCCTTCGGCGCTCCCGAGGAATTTCCCGTTGAGCAGTCAAGTTTCTGGCGTACCGTCTTCAACGCCGGCTCCTTTCCCTGGAGGCCAGAATGGCGCTTAATAACTATCTCAAGCAGGTTCAGATCCTCATCAATGATCTGAGCGAGACAAACTACAACCGCACCGATCTAGTCTCCTACATCAATGAGGGTCGGCAGCAGATTGCCGCCGCCGGCCAGTGCGTACGTGCGATGCCGTTTGTCGGTACGGTTGTGAACCTGCTGTTAAACACGAATGGTTCTGGTGGGACTCCGGGCTACGGCTACCCGCTTACCTTTACTGGAACCTGCACCACTTCCGCTATCGGAACCTATGATGTCACTTCTTCAGGTGCGGTGACGAACATCGTCTTGACCTCTGGCGGAACCGGCTACACCGCAGCGCCGACTCTCGGCTTTGGCGGCGCTGGTTTCTCCGGCGTTGGTGCTGTTGCGCCGACTGGACTTGCGCAGCTTTCGACCGGCATCTTCACCATTACCAATCAGGAGGTCTATCAGTTCTCCTCGATTGATTTCTCGAACCAGCCCGGAATATCCGGCATCATCGCTGTGCGCGGTGTTTCAATTCTCTGGAACACTTTCCGTTTTACAGCTACGCGATACGGCTTCGCCAAATACCAGGCGAAAGTCCGCACTTACGTAGACACCTTCACTGACGTGCCGCGTTTCTGCGCGCAGTTTGGGCAAGGTGAGACTGGCAGCATCTACCTCTATCCTGTCCCGAATGAAGCTTACGTTGTTGAGATGGATTGCGTCTGCGACGTAACGCCGCTGGTTGATGATACGACTGTAGAAGCAATTCCTGCGCCTTGGACTGTTTCGGTGCAGTACTACGCTGCGTATAAAGCTTTTCAATCCGCGCAGAACTACGACGCGGCTGACCGCATGTATGCAGAGTTTGAAAAGTTCATGCGCCGTGCGCGGACTATGACTAATCCTGGCGTAACCACTAACTGGTACGG